CGTATACCAAGTTGAAAAGATGACAGCGCCCGCTCTTAGGGAAAAGTACTCCCCAGCCAAAGCTGAGGAGGTTATAAAAACCCGACCGGAACGCATAGTTAGTACTAACGCATCTATATCAACTTTGGCAAACGCCAAAACCGGAACACTCAATTGTGTCCGGACCCACCACTGTCCAGTGGGTTTTGTTTGTTCTCTCGACTAACGCAGTTAGAACCTAGCTCGAATCATTTTATAGATTGATTAAATCTGTCCTATTATAGATTGGACAATCTAATGTTTATACACAATCATGTGTGTGATCTTATTATAGTGTAATCACTGACACTAGCATACACATTTATACAGCAATAGCCGGCACCGCATCATAATAATACAGTGTTGGACAATTGAGGAAAAATATGAGATTGTAATCAGTCCCTGCTGAGCAATACAAATAGTTAATACTTTTTGAATTCGCTGTGGGTTCTGATGTTGGCATTCTTTCAGCACTTAAGTGGATACCATCTCGGGTCGTATCATCTACAGATGAACCTAAAGTACGTGTAGTCACGGAGTTTGACAAAAATTTAAATCGGGAGTACATTGGAGCACTCAAATTTAAAGAGGATTGTGTGGATACAGTTGTTACTGCTATGCCACTCATACCTGTAATGTCACTCACTGTGATCTCACGTGCAATTTCATTCTCATTGAGAGTTGTACCACTTGAGGATCCTGCGAAACTCGCAGAAAGTGCATTTGCATCTTTATCCATTCTGCCTAATGTCACAACCATATTATCATTACTATAGTTGTTGGCCGTCCAATTTATGGCTCCTCTGTTTCCTACAAAGCAAACTGAGAACCAAGTTATCGAATTCCATGGCACATAGTTGTAACTGACATTAGCAGTATTGGCATTATTCCTTGCTGAATGAATTCCATTGGGATCATACCCAGGGTAGAGTGGCAATCTCCGACGCTCCATTGAGTGAACCATGCGACTAACAGCTGTTGTTGTCGCATTATTTGAATAAACTTGTTCTTTCGCTGTTCGTCGCATCAATGTCCGTAGAGATTCCACTTTTTCACCCATGTAGACTAGATTTATCTCATCGTATGCATTGGATGGTCGCACTCCCATCTCCATTTTGTTTGAATAGTCGTCATCATATGAAACTTCCTTCGATTGGACGACATAAGGTGAAAATCTATTATCGATTTGTTTTGGGCCAGCAAATTCAAGATTTGGGCATCCTCGACAAAAGACAGCCATTACAACATCTGCTGATGCAACTGGTGAAGTTTGTTGTGTTAAAACACGAACAACTATAGTACCGTTTGACCAAGCATTATTTGTTATCACATCTGTAAGAGGTGTATATGGTCTGAATCTCTTGTCTTCTCCACTAGTCGGCAAATATGCAGTAGGTTGAGTGTATGGTACAATAAATGAAACATCTGAATCCTCAGTAATATCAACAATTTTTGTATAAATTTCTGTTGTGTTATCTGAATTAGTTGAAATATCACTATGTGGATCCCAAGATATACGCACTCTTCCCCTGTGGTAAGCCGAAGCTAAGAATTTAAATCGAAATTCAATATCTCCTCTCCAATAATCAAACGTTTGTGCGACCATGTCCATTGGTGTTGGGTAATGCAAATAACCTCCTGTGGTGGCGGCAGCATTAAAAATTGTTGGTTGGACACGTGCCGCAAAAAGTTGATGATCAACTGGATGGGCCGCTTGCCAGAATGATGACACTAGGAAAGCCTCTCGTGAAACGAATTTCGATATTATTAATTCATCATCTAGATCAACACCGCAAATGCGGGGATCAATAGATAATTCATTTTTTGAATCTAGAGTAGCTTTCTCTATTGGAGTGCCAATATCTGTGGAAGCAAATTGTGGGAAAGGGGCTGATCTGAAAGCATGAACGTCATCAATAACGGGAACATTGGTGTAACCGAAAAGAGACGCTATGTTTGAAGCCGCATCTGCTGCATAAGAGGTCGCAGTCATGAACGGGCCTATAACGGGTAAATTACCCAAAAGACCTGTTGCTCTAGCAATAGCTGATGCTGGCTTGGAGATCGTACCCTCGTGTTGGTATTCGTCGTTTTTATGTTTCGACTTAACAGCCTTTTTTGAAAAATTCTTCTCTTTAGATTGAACGGACAAACTCAAGGTAGGTCCGGCAATCTCAACATCCTCTGCCCATGCATAGGTCTGGATAGTACATCCAGTACCAGCAATGCCATTTGCAGTGCGCAATGCGGCTAAGGATCCGAAGTAAATTGTCCCCATATCTTGAAGATCTGTGGCAGATGTTGCATCTAGCCACTCTTTATGATACAGAAAAGGCAATGTCAGGTTGGCCCCCTGACTGGTTTGTGGATACAAATAACAATGAGGTCTTTGCGATATGCAAGTGTATTCTTGTAACGCGCTCGATATAACAATAGGAGCGGGATTGAATTGTGTCAATGGTTGATACGTTACCAATATACCAGAATAGTAAAATGGTGACGCATTGATGACAAATTTCAATTTCAGATTGCATTTCAACATGTAGTAATTATCTAGTTTTCGCTTTATGGCAGCCTTATTAAAAAATAGGTGCCAAGGTTTGAAATTGTTTGAAGCGATATCTAGTGTATTGCCTACAGACCATGTCGTTGTATTAATGAGAACGGGACGCTTCAAGAAGTTTCCCAATTCAACATTTTGTGAGGTATCACCGCGAAGATAACTCACGTCGTGGGTCAATTTGACATCCATCCCTGCGGACATGTCGGAGTAACCCACATTCTCCTGTTGGACCATATCTGATCCCTCAGTTTCTTCACCCATTTGAGTTTCTTTGCTTTGTACGATCATATCAAACTGCAATCCTTTCGGAGAGATTGACATTCGTGGTGAAGCTGAGTAATGGCGTTCCCGGCTCTCAGTGACTTGTCTTCGCAGAATCGGCACATTAAGTCGAGGTATTCCATTTCTTGTTTGTGTTTCAGCCGCAGTGACCCAATGATCATCCCTATGGGGACGAAGATCAAGATCACCACGGCACATAGCGCAACAGCCCTGCGCCACAAGCATGTCTTCCTGTGTGGAAGTAGTGGTTCGTGTAAAACATTTACCAGACTACGATTACAACGTGGGGATAAGCCTATACTCCCACGAGGTGTTTTTTGATTTGAGCCCAGCCAGACTCTTCCCTAAATAGGGACTTTGGGGATCGCCCTGGCGAGTTTTTCATTTTATATCCATTCTCACTTTCAAATGGAAAAACATAAATCACGTAAAAATGCAGTAAATATACAAAACGTGCTATTTTGGTTTATCTGTTGGACGGTAGCACCCGCCCATACGATCGCGTGAAATCACGCAATCGATTTGATCCTCTTAGAATTGATCCAGAACTCATCTTTGAGTGCGTCAAATGTAGGAAAAGTGGATGGGAGAACCCAATCCTCTATATCCAATTGTCGCATCAAATTTTTGAGCATAAGGACCTTTTCTTCAAAGATCTTTCTACCGTAAAAGAAGTACTCTCGAGCCGCCGTTGAAATGACAGCGAGAGCTTGCTCCTCTTCGGAGATTTGTTTTGACCTAACCCAGGTCATGAGCATCTTTTCTATGGAATCATGTTCCAAGGGTGCAAGATGAGAACCCACCTCTTCGTCATATCTCCAAGAGCGCTTTAAAAAAGACGCTTCGTCAATATGGATAAAAGGAATACTTTCAGCTTCTTTGTCAGCCATCGTGTAAGTAATCTCCATTTCTGAAAATGCTTTTGCGATTGCTGTATGATTATACCAATCAGTCTCTTTCGAAACAGACATAATATTATCATCTCCATATGTCATAAGCGACACATTTTGCTTAAAAGATTCGACTTCATTATCCGGGTTCAGTGTGTAGTAGACATATCGCATGTACAAACTATTAACCAAACTATTGATGATGACGGTAAGAGGGTGACCTGAAGGATTGGAACCATAAAACTGAACCAGATCTCCATTGAAATCCACGAATGGAAATGCAGTATCTTCCGCTATACAGCGAATGACTAGGAGTTCTTTATCAGTGTAGTTTCCAGATGCCTTACAAAGGTCATGAAGAATATCAAAGGCTGCCAAGATGAATGAAGGACTCATTCTCTTGTCAAAGGCCTTGTAATCTCCTGCGACTATTCTTTCTGTGCCGTGAGTGGTGATATAGTCATAAAGTTCTGACCACTCTGTCGATTGCGCTACTGTTCCTGGTGCAGCTTCAAAAATGAAGCGATTATTCTGAATAATTCTTATTGAGGATAACAAGTATTTGCGCACGACAATCGTCCAATCAAAAGGGGCTCCTGTGAAAACTCTCGTTTTGCCCATCTTGATTTTCTTGAACGATACGGGCTCATCTTTCAGATGAGCGCAGAAATTTGGATAAGATCTTTTACCATCTTCGTAAGTTGTGATAATATCATCAACACGATCCATAATTTCTTTGCTGACAGCGACTGGGTGATCCATTCCGTGTTCTGGTGGAATTGCTTCCATAAAATATTTCTTTGATTTTTTCCATGGATTACCCGCACTGGTGTTTCTGTTGATTTTGTCTACGTATGCGACTGCGTTGGCGCCATTGATGGCGGTAAAATTGTCGTAAACGTGTAACATATCAAGTTGCTCTTTGGGGAGCGATGCTAGGATATCATTCAAGAATGAATCCTTACATTTCTTCAAAATTGTGTCACTAAAAGAAGTGACTGGTCGAACCATATCGACCGCGGCGATTCTCCAAGGCTGCCAGCCTTGCATCACTGGTGGACCACATCGTATCTTATACCCTAAGGGTGAAAGATGATGGGCCATAGGTGTGACGCTAACGTTGGATTTATGCGTGGGTCGGAACCCAGCAAAGCTTCCATACACTGATGCTGAACCATTATCTATATATCTGAAAACAGATTTTGGATGTAGGGTCGTCAGTGAACGTTGAGCTGATTGTGATGAAAGTTGAGGCTCACCACAGCCTATGTCTTCGAAATTTGGTATCATATCCTGAGATAGTGAAATTGACGCTGCTAGAGCACCAACATCATCTCCAAGGAAATGTAAACCAACGATAGCAAAACCTAACTCAGACTTTACAACCATGGGCGAACCACAGTGGCCAAGTCGAGTTTGGACAGAACATAATCCCATATACAGGGGATGATCATATCCGGGTAATGCTGATGGACGTGTGTAATTTCGAATTGCGGTCATCACGTTTTTGCAAACGCTGCCGTCTCTGTCTCTATGGACAAGATATCCATTGAGTTTTATGTCAACACGATTTTTTGGAATGAAGTGTATCAATCCCTGTTTTGCAGGGAGATTTCTTATCGTGAAGACACAAGTGTCGGTTTTTGGATCCCTAATTAGGGATTCCGAATCAATTTGAATAGTCAAATTCTGAGTGACGCCATCCTTCCTGGATTGGAAGGTGACATCAACAGTATATGATTTCAAATGATTTGCAAAATTGTGATTGTTTGTGATGTAGGTATGTCCTTTCAGACAAAACGCAACACCATCAACTCCTAGCTTGTAACCAGTATATATCCGAAGATGTACTGTATCACTTGCAACTCTCTTGTAGAACTGATCTTCAGTTAATGCTTTAGATGACGTCACCTGGGAAGTGAAATCATAAGCACTGAACTGATAATCATTCTTGTACCAAACATTTTCTCTTTCTTTTTCTTTTTCTTTCGGTCTCTCACCGATCTCTTGTGATTTTGATTGTACTGTAGGTCTAAACAGTTCCTTCCATACCTGATAGGTAGTTAGGATACATGAAATAACCATAGCAGAATACATGAGTTTTTGTGGTGTGATTTCTCGTTGGATGTAAAGAGCAGCGTTGATAACGCGCTTTCGCATCCTGAGGCAATATCGCTTGGCCCAATTGACCTGAACGAAAGCCTCGATGATTGTGATGAGATGAAGAAGTGGTTGAAAGCCAGTGATTTGATAAATCATGACAAGAATTTGCAGATAGAATATAACCATATAATAGTTAATCACCCATGATAGGGCGAATATACCAAAAATAGTTGGATATCCCATCTTCCATTCGTCGGATTGTATCTGACACTTGCAATCTTTCTTTGGGAGAAAACACATATCACATATTTCGATTTCATTTATCTCTTTGACTGATTTTGAAACTTTTTGTTGGTTCTCGTCAAACTCTAAGATAGAGTGAGAGTACCATGAGATAAAATCATTGACTTCTGTGAATGTGTGGATGACTTCAATGTCAGCTTTTGCTTTGTGTGATGCAACAGAGGTTGGAATAACTTTTTTCACAGTCCAAACCCACCAATTAGGATATGATCCATTGAGGGGGGCGGTTAGACTGGAATCAAGCATGCCTGAGTCGTTTGTGAATTCGGGTTTGACCGTTGGTGTAACGATGAATGGGAATCTACGTTGAGCTGCTGATGCATGTGAAAAGTAGTAGTGTGCATTGAGATCCTCTGTGTTTGTTGTGGCAATACAGAGTTTTGATTTGAGAGGTGTTCGACCTTTGTCACCAAGATCAGCTTGATCTGGGACAAAAGGTACAGCATTGATGATTTGAAGAAACTCCATGACTGAAGGATCTCCTGCTGCTGCTTTGTTGGGATGCATGAAAGCGACATCGTCAAGAATGACACACCACATTGAAGTGGTGAAGCCATCCCAAAACTTTGCTGCTGGGTTTCGTGTGTAACAGTAGTGATCATCGCGATCCAATTTTTTGACTTTTGCGAAATGTTTGAATAACAAATCTTTGATTGTGGATTTACCAATTCCTGAATCCCCAGAGATGAGGATGGAATATGGTGGTGTGCGATTTTCTCTTGCTGCTTGTTTTGTTGTGATTTCACATCTGATCATTTTCAGATCATTGAGAATAGAGCGGATGTATCTTTTTTCAAGAGTCTCCAAATCATTGGCAACGCTATAAATAGCTTCGCCTTTTTCAATGGTAGAATCAAGTTCTGCTCGGAATGTGAATTCGTTGAAATCGTGTGCTTCGGGGTTTTGAAGGAGGTGTGATTGTCGTTTGAGTTTGTCACTCATATCGAACCAATCTGTGTAAGCTTTTTGTGAATGAACAATGCAATCAATTCTTCCAGTTTTGATGATATGAAGTCCAGATTCAATAAGATAAAGAATGGACTCCAACAGGATGCGACCAAAGTCGCTTCTCTTGTAGAATTTCTTGCGGATGAGTTCAGCCTCAAATTTCGAGTAGCCTAGGTTGTCAAAAGACAAACCGTACTTGTCGAAAATCGAGAATGACAATATGTACATACAAACTTTGTAAATCTTTTTGAAAATTTTTGAGTTCGTTAACATATCGTATGTGTTCAAATAATCTCTAGCATCACTGAAAATATCTTCGATAGACTCGACATTCATCGAGTTCTCGAATTCTTTCAGTAATTCTTTGAGATAAGCTTGTTCGTAGATTTTCTTGCAAAGGGAATCGTTGGATACCATACGCGCTAAGCGCAGGGTGCACAGCGTGATATTTCGTATATCCATTTTGTGTGAGGTGACGTCGTTTAAAAACAACATACCTGACTCAATATAGATTAGAATATCATCGTGCTCTTTGAAGAAGGAATCTAGAAAGATTGTGGGTTCTGATTGAACATGCATTTTTATTTTTTCACTTTTTTCATTTTTGTTTTCTTTTTGTTTTGTTTTTCTGATACATTGACTAAGGATAAGTTGTTCACTTTCGTGAACAAGTGTGTACAACATGTAGACAGGACCGTCGCCGGCACTGTTGGATGAGTATTCAACGCCAAGTTGTTCAAGACGCTTGTACTCAGTCAGAAAGGGTGTGGGTTTGGAATATGACCAATAGAATTGTTTTGGATGTATAAGAGGCTCAGAATCATCATAAAAGATGATATGAGCATCCAATAAATCACAATACTTTTCATAATTGTCAATATCCTGGATCACCTTGCGGTGAGTGCATGATCCACGTTTGATAAAAATCTTACGTGAATGTGTGTTGGATGAACGATCTTGTGAATGATCATCATCCTTTGCCAGAGCGTTATCTCTGACTCCGTTTTTGGCTTTTGAGCTTCGAATCCGTGCCCGCATTATCGGTGACACCATGACGTATCGCATAATCGTATCTCTTAAACTTGTAATCATATTGAATTGAATTGAAAAAATTTGATTGTAAGTTCAAGAACTAGCTCAGGAGTTTTACTTCGTCTGCCAAGGAGAAGTGTGGTTAGGAAATCCTCAAAGGATTAACGCTATTCCTTACCACCAAATTAGCGTGCATTTTGTTAGTTTTTCCACTTCTGGTAATGCAAAACTTCGGTTCAGAGTCCTCAAGTAACCAGATACATTTTATCACTAAATATAACACCTACGATGGTGCAGTTTTTCTATGATTTTTTCTTTTTTGTTTGAACATATAAATATAGCACTTCTTAGAGTGTAGTTTTTTGATTTTTGTGAATTTTTTGGACAAATATAAGATTCACATCTAAATAAATTGTTTTTCGAGAGGTTATAACATTCATTAACTTAAACGAGAGGTTGAATGAAATTAACTTTAACAATAAATATAAGACGTAAAAATAAGCTGTTTAAAACATATGGTACAGCTTAACCAAGACAAAGGATGGTCTATATCCTTGAAACACGTCGCTAATTGAATAGACAAATAACAATAAAGCGATCGTATCTTCGAGAAAATGTCAAATTGACACTTCCAAATACATGACGACAGAGATCCAGCTATACAGTGTTAGCTGCATTGAGCCTTCTCTGTACAAATCATTGGCGATTTGGATCCATGTGTATGAATTTTCTGAAGATAAAACGGGGGGAAAAAT